GCAGCTGATACAGGTATATCACACGGTATTGGTACTACAGTTAGAATGGCTGTACTTGCACAACATATACAAGACCAAAACGATAGAGTTGCTACAAACATTACATCATTAACAACAGCTATATCAGATTTTAATACAAATGGTGCTGCAGCTATAGCAGCTATTAATGCTTCATCAGCTACAGCTATGATGGAAGGTGCTACTGATGGTACATCAATTACAGTAGATAATATAAACGATTATATTTTAGTTTACGATAATGACACTACTACAGCTAAACAAGTTAATTTAAGTCAGCTTAGTTTAGGTGCTAGTGTTGGTTTAGTCTTAGCATTAGGAGGGTAATATGAGCATCCTTCTTATGCTTAAAGAAGGTGGAAGTCTAGGAATAGACACTATTGGTAATAAACCTATAGATGAAGATATAGATTTATTACCTGATGCAGGTGGAACTCTTAGTTATGCACTAAGATTAAGTTACGAAGGTCTTTCAGTAACAAGCGTGACACAGACAAGTGTTCGTGCTATAGTGATGGGAGATAATTAATTAATTAATTGGAGATAAAATTATGGCAGAAGAATTTATTAGAGTCGTAGATGCAATTACAGTAACAGCAGATGATGGCGTAGATAGCCCTGTTTATACTTGCCCTGCAGATACCACAGCTATTGTTATTCATTGTCAAATTGCTAATGTAGATGGTACAAATTCAGCAGATGTAAACATCGATTTATATGATGGTACAGAAGCAAGAGCAGTTGTATCAACATTATCAGTACCTGCTAATACAGCAGTTAATCCTGTTGGAGGAAAGCTAGTTCTAAAACCTAGTGATGTACTAAGATGTTGGGCAAGTGCTGATGGCGATTTAGAATTAACATTAGGTGTTTTACAAATAACATAGGAGAATAAATGAGTTTTGGTTATATAGGCACAAGTCCTACACAATCTGACAAATCCAATGATGGTGTATTTTCTCTTAAAGAACACAACAAGTTGAGAGAAGATTTTGAACTAGCAGGAGGTTACCCTACTGATTACTTAGTAGTAGCAGGTGGTGCAGGTGGAGGCAGTGGTCATCAAAATGGTGGTGCAGGTGGTGCAGGTGGTATGCGTTCTACTGTAGATAATAAAGGTGGTATTGCAGGAGTAGAAGATAAACTATATATTTATCCTGGTAAATCATATCAAATTAAAATTGGTGGAGGTTCAGGTTGTTGCAGAGGTTCAGGAGGTCAAAGTAGATTTGGAAGGATAGTATCCATCGGTGGAGGTGGAGGTTATTCAGGTTCATCTCAATCAGGGTATGGAGGTTCTGCAGGTGGTGCAGGAGGTTCAGGTACATTACATCAACATTATTCTTTTGCAGATATGAAAACAGAACAAGAAGATGCTGACACAAACCCTAACTTTAAATCTTTTGAACCTGATTTTTGGTATCAAGGTTATGATGCTAATGGTAAAGGTGGTGGTGGTGCAGGTGCTTATAACACAGGTCTTCAAGGTGCTGCAGGTGCATATAGCAACATACTTCCATCAACAGATGCTTCAGGATATGTAGGAGAAGTATCTGGTTCTGATGTTTACTACGCAGGTGGAGGTGGAGAAGGTGCTGCTACTTATGGACAAAACTCTAATACAGTTAGTTATAACAATGGTGGTATTGGTGGTGGAGGTAATGCTTCACAAAATGGTTCTGCTAATTCAGGTGGAGGTGGAGGTTCAGGATATGTTGGTGGCTCAGGAGGTTCAGGTGTTGTTATTATTAGATACCCTGACACATACCCTGACATAACTACTATTGGTGCAGGATTAACTAGCACACTTGTAACAACAGGTGGATATAAAATTTATACATTTACATCAGGCAACGATATAATTACCATATAGGAGAATAATGGCACATTACGCAGAAATAGATGATAATAATATAGTAGTTGGTATATTTGCAGGAAAAAATGAAACAGAAGATGCACCTGATGGTTTTGCTAATTGGGAAGAATACTATTCAAATGTTACAGGTAAAAAAGTAAAAAGATACAGTTACAATACTAAATTTGGAATACATTATACAGAAAATGCAGATGGAGTACCTGTTCCATCAGATGACCAAAGCAAAGCATTTAGAGGAAACTTACCTAATGTAGGTTCGCATTGGTCAGATGAACACGAAATATTTTATCATACAAAAGATGCTGATAAAGGTAGTTGGACACTAAATACTACTACAGGAGAATGGGAAGCACCTATTGCTAAACCTGCTGATAGTAATGTGCAAGATTACTACTGGAAAGAAGAACTTTACCAATCAGATAATACAAGAGGATGGTTGCCCTACCCAGGTTAGTCATTAAAGGTGGAAATGAAAGTTAGAATATATCCTAATACTCCTGAGCTAGAGAATTTATTAAAGCTATACCCTCCAGTACCTGCTAATAAATTGTTACCTGAGTGGTATAAAAAAATGAAATTACACTTTACTGATTATGGTGAAGCTATGGATAGTCCAACTGCTAAGAAATGTCCTGCTATACAAGATGTAGTTAATGAAGGTTTTATATTACCTATGTGGGGTAAAATGTTTTTTACTACTAGAGATTTACCTGAAGGTGGAAAAGAACAAAGATGGTGGGTACAAAACGCACATATCCATAAAGATTTAGACCACTGGATGCAACAACATCATCCACTTCAATTAGAAGGTATGAATATGACTAAGTTAGTTGATGGTACTATTTTAAAAATTAAATATCCTTTTAGAATGATACCTCCTAAAGGATATGGCTTTATGTATCACGACCCTTTTTATCATTTTAGACAAGACATAAGATGTTTAACTGGTTTAGTTAAATCAGATGAATGGGGATTTATAACATTTCCATTTGAAATATTAAAAGATAAATTTGAAATAGAAGTAGGTACACCACTTGTTCATGTTTATCTGTATAAATTACATGATGAAAAATTAGAATTAGATATTGGACCTGGCACTGAAAAAGAATACGAAGATGCTGCTTTAGTTTTTGAACAAGATACTTTAGAACATGTAAATTATAAAACGAGAAAATATCCATACATAAGAAGTGATGAATAAAAAAATTGCAGTAGTGGGTAAAGGCACTGCAGGAGTTTTAACCTTCAATCACTTTAATCATTATACAGATGCAGAAGTTACTTGTTACTATGACAGTAATACAAAAGAACAAAGCGTAGGGGAAGGTTCGCAGTTACCTTTACCACAAGAACTTAATGCAACACTTGGTTTAGAGTTTCACGATGTAAAAGAATTATTTGAAAGTACATTTAAAACTGCAATTAAATATGAAGGTTTTGGTAAAACAGATTATATGCATACATTTGATATGCCTAACTTGTCTATACATTTTAATGCAACACAGTTACAAAAATATATATTTAACAAATATGAAAATCAATTTATAGAAAAGAAAATAACTTCTCATAATGATATAGATGCAGATTATATTATTGATTGCACTGGTAAACCCAAAGACTTTAATAATTGTAATGTAGCAGAGTACATACCAGTTGATACAGCTTTAATTAAACAATGTTATGTTAAAGAACCATTCGATTACACATTAACTAAGGCTAGACCTTATGGTTGGGTTTTTGGTATTCCATTAAAAAACAGAGTATCTTTTGGCTATTTGTTTAAACAAAGCATAAATACCCAACAAGATATAGAAGATGATTTAGATGAACTGTTAAATGAACTAGGTTATACAACATTTACAGAACCAAAAGTAATTAAGTTTGACAATTACTATCGTAAAAAAAACTATACAGATAGAGTGTTTTACAATGGTAACGCTTCGTTCTTTCTTGAACCAATGGAAGCAACAAGTCTAACTACTGTTGATAGAATTAACAGAAATATCTTTGACATAATTACCTATGGTATATCCATAGACAATGCTAATAAACAATACCAAGATTGGTTTAAAGAGTGTCAAGATATTATAACATTGCATTATCTAGGTAAGCCAAGATACGATACAGAATTTTGGAAGTATGCACATAATCTTGCACAGGATTGTTGGTCTAATCCAAGTACCAGGTTAATAGAAATACTAAATAATTTAGACAACCCAAATTATCAAATGCATGATGTGTATGGCACTTGGTATCAATCAGGATTTATACAAAATATGAAAGGACTAGGAATTAATTATGCTAAAAAATAAAATTATATTTGCAATACAAAATGAAGGTTTATATTTAAATGAAGATTTACATCCACAACCTATGGTTAAATTTACACCTGATTGGTATAAGAATATTAAAGCAGATGATATGCCAGGAGAAGTTATTGAGTATATTAAAAAAAGAAAAACTGCTAAAACATGTCCAAGTTTTGTAGAAATATTTAAAGAAGGATATGTAGTTCTTGCACCACAAGATTATATTTTAAAAGTAGAAGAAGATGGTTCTTTTATATGGAGGTCACCACAAGATTTTAGTCAAGACACAGGACATCCGAGTGTTGACTATCATGCCTATGAACAGTTCCATAAATTTTATAACAACAAAAAAGTATTAAGTGTTGCTAAGTTTAACCTACCTATCCAAGTGATTACACCTAAAGGATATAGTGTAAGACAAATTAACTTTCCTTATGCCGATAATACTAAGTATGAAACAACTTATGGAGTTTTAAAATCTGACAAGATACACGCAGTAAATATTCAAGTAATGTTTTACGAACCAGGAGAATATATATTTGAACAAGGCACTCCACTTGCAGTATATATACCATTTAAAAGAGAAGATTATAAAGTTCAAATAGTTAAAGGATACGAAGGCAAATGGAAAGATAAAGTTTTAAAAAATTATTTTAAACATTTTGGTAAATTAAAACTAAATAAAACTAATTACTATAAAAATTAATGTTATAATCCTGCTTATGGATTTTATAATTGGATTTTTATTAGGTTATTTTTTTAAAGAAACTGTATCTTATCTTAAAAGATTAGCTATACCTACCCCAAAAGACTGGGATAAAGAATGGGATTGGATAACACCTATTCAGAAAGATGACCTTCCATAATGCCTGATTATCTCGGTAATGGTTATACACAGAAGGAGATGTTAGATATGGTATTAAAACGCCTTGATGAAATAGATTCAAAACTAGATGCAAAACTAGATAAAGCAGAATTTTATAAAGTATTAGGATTATTGGTAGCAGTAGGTGGTGTTATTGTCGCTGCATTAATGTAGGTTAATTATGTGTATGGTAAAACAAAAAGAAGATGGTTCGTTTGTACAAATTTGTAATTGTGAGCACGGCAGTGATAACTGCACTAATAACTAGCTTTAGTAATATACTATCATTATACTTAGTTAAACGAGAAAACAGGAGATATGATGGCAGTTCCAGATAGAGTTAAATCTATTATGAAAAAAAACGGCCTTAAAGGTGTTAATAAACCTAAACGTACACCTAGTCACAAAACTAAATCTCATGTTGTTATGGCTAAAGAAGGTAGCCAATATAAATTAATTAGATTTGGACAACAAGGTGTTAAAGGTGCTGGTAAAAATCCTAAAAGTAAAAAAGATAAAGCACGTAAAAAATCTTATTATGCTAGACATAATGCACAAGGTAAACCTAAATCTAAGTTATCTGCTAAGTATTGGTCACATAAGGTTAAATGGTAATGAGTAGAACAGTAACTTGGAAATGGGGTGACAAAACCTATAAAGGTACAGTCACTCGTACAACTAAAACTCATATTTATGCACTTACACATAACGGTAAAATTAAAAAGATTCGTAAGAAAAAGTAATGGCATTACCAGGAGCATATGTTAACAGAAGTAATACAACTGGTCAGTATTGTTCTAATTGCAAACATTATATTAATAACTATTGCATTGCATTCAAAGAACAAGTAGCACCAGGAGGTTGGTGTAAAGTTTGGGAATCAATTGAAATACGAAGTATTAAGAGTTAGTAGTCAAAAAGACTCTACATCAGGATTGTTATTTGAAGTTAACAATGGTAAGCGTACATTTCTTTGCTACACATTAGAAGATGAACAACGTGATGTTAAAGTCTGGGGTGAAACACGCATACCTGCTGGTACTTATAAGCTAGGTTTACGTACAGAAGGTGGCTTTCATAATCGTTATTTGTCCAGATATGGTGCAGACTTTCATAAAGGTATGATATGGGTACTAGATGTACCTAAATTTGAATGGATACTATGGCATTCAGGTAATACAGATGAGAATACTGCAGGTTGTTTGCTGTTAGGTAACACACAAACTAGCAATTTAGTAGCTAAAGATGGGTTTATTGGTTCAAGTCGTGATGCATATGCACTTGTGTATCCTCGTGTATTAGCTGCTATTGAATCAGGATTAGATGTAGAAGTAGAATATATAGACTATGATGGTAAGTTACCTACACCTGAAGTTTCTAATGCAGCTCCATCAGATATGATACAACCTAAACAAGTTATGGAAAAACTACAAGAGATAAGCGGTGAAGTTCAAATATTATCTGCTAAGCTTGATGGAAAAAGAATAATATGAGTAACATAGACAAAATAGAATACATTATAGAACAATTAACTAAAGGTGGTAGTCGTTCTGTTCGTTTATCTAATAAATTTAATATTAGTAAAAAAGATTTACCTGTATTAAAAAGCATACATGCTGAATTAAAATTAAGTGGTGAAGTAGCATTAGGTTCAGTAGATGCAAGTAAATTAATATCTGAAGGTGCTGATGATGCATTTGATACAGCAATTGTAAATAAAATTTTAGAATCAACAGGTAATCATGGCTTAGGTGAATTTAAAGATAGTAACTTAGCAAATATAAGTGATGTAGAAAATATAGGTGGAGTTAAAAGTAAACAGATATTTAAACAAAGTAGAGGAAATGTACCTAGAAAAATAGATAATGTAGAAACTACTGTATCTAGAGGTTTGTCAGATATACAAGCTGATATTGATATAGGTAAACAACTTCGTAGAGGTTATACACCTATGTTAAAAGATATAAGTACAGGTGGTGCTAGACCTAGTTTTGTAGAAAAATATGTACCTGTTTATAAGTCATTGAATGATTTTAGTGACAATGAATTGCGTTTAACTAAACAATATTTTACTGCTAAAAATAAAGGACTATCAGATAAACTAGCATTAAAAGTAACTAAATCTAGTATTAGTCGTATGTTACGTACATCTGGAACTGATATATCTAAAACATTACCTTCAGTTGGTGACAGTGCTTTAACAAAAGCAGTAGAAGCTGCTAATCAAGCAACTCAAGACTTAGAATATTTACAAAGAGAATCAGGTTTATATGATGATAAGTATTACGGACCTGTAGATAGTCATGTAAAAGAATATAATTTAATTAAAACTGCAAATGACAGCAACATCGGTAAACAAATGCCATTTGCAAGTAGTGCTGAAATTAAAGAATACAACAAAATGGTACAAGATTTTGACAAAGTAGATTTATCTACTGAAACTAAACGTGCACAAAAATTAAGTAAGTCATTAGAGGAATCACAAACAAACATTATGGAACAAGGTAAAGGTGGTTTACTAGAAGGACAAGCTTTTGGTACACAAACTAAACCTATGGTTACAGAAAACTTTGGTGATATGAAAATAGGTGGTGGATTTAAAACTAAAACTGAAGAAGATTTAGAAGCTGCAGCAAAAATAGAATATGAAAAAGCTTATGGTGATAATACAATACCTGTTAATTTTAAACATCCAACTGCTGCAGGAAATAAAACTATAAAAGAAATGGGTTTTAATGTTGGAGATAAATTACCTGTAGGTATTGATAAAAAAGGTAACTCAATATTTTTAAAAGTAGGACCTCAAGTTGATGAAGCAAGTCCAATAGGTACTGGTATTACTTCTTTTGGTACTGATAAAACATCAGGTGTAAGATACGACTCAGATGTACAAGCTGAAAGAGCTAGTAAAAAACAACCAGGTAGAATAGAAATTTATGATAAAACAAAAAGAGAATACAAACCTAAACAAACATACGTACCTAGTGCTATTGATGAGAGTACACCTAGAATATCTAAAGCAGAATATAAAACACAACAATCATTAGTTGGTCAAATGAATCAATTAAAAGCAATGTATCCAAACGTTGCAAATAAAAATAATCTTGTTAGACTAGCTGTAAGAAATATGGAAAAAGAATATGGTTTACCAGTTAATAAAAAATTACTGTTGAACCTTAGTAAGTTTTTTTAGGAATATAAATGGTAGCATTTAAAGGCGGCAATAATACAGGTGGTCAGAATGTAGATTATTACGATAATCCTAATTATGACCCTAAAAAAGATGGTAAATCTTCTACAGATTACATTAAAAAACAATCTAACGCAACAGCTGACTGGAAAGAAACTGCAGATTATAAATATTATGAACTTGGTGAAGGTGATTATGATGATGTTGTACAAGCAGAAGGTGAAGCAGCTTATAATAAAGCTAAAGCTGATAAACAAACAAGCGAAACTGTATCTTATTTTAGAGCTAGAGAACGTGAACGTTTAAATCCTGGTGTTAGTAGAAGTCCACAAATTAATCCTAAGTTCAGTCAACCTGCATCATTAGATGATAAATTAGGAAAATTTGGTATGTCATTTGACCCTCAAGACCCAGACACATATAATGACCAAGCAGCAAAAATTCCTGAAGGTCAGTTAACAAAAAATTCATATGATACTTCTAGAGGAATTGGTAACTATACTATGATTGAAGAAACTTCTAAATACGCAAAAGGTACACCAATGCCTAACACAGTAGCTGGTGTTAATCAAGAACTACAAGCACGTAAAACTAGAACAAGAGATTTTGCTATGGAGTTTAAAGGAACTATTTATGATTACATTGAAGATATTAGATTAAAAACACTTGATTCTGCAGACAGTGAAGTTGCAGAATTTTATAATCAAAGTGATGATGATTTTCAAATGAATAAAAGACAACCACTTAGTTATGTAGAAATAGAAAATAAATATTTTCCTGATACTGCAAGTAAAAAAGCAGCTAAAACTGAACTACAAAAAATGATTTCTTTTACTGATGAAGCATCTGATATAGCTAGAGAATACAGTAATTTATCAGATTATGCAGAAACTGTTATTCGTAAAACAATGAGTTCATTGCCTATTCCTATTGGTATTGATGACGGTGGAGCATCAGTTAATGATAAATTAACTAAAGCTAATTATGAAAAAGGTATAAAAGAATTTCAAGCTTGGAAATCTAAAAAAGGTATTCCAAAAATAATAAGATTAATTTCTAAGTTAGGATAATTATGAGTAAAGAATATAAAGATATATTAGAAAAAACATTATGGACATTTGTTGAAGCATTTATTGGTGCATTAACAGTAGCACCATTAGTTGGTGTAGATGCTGATACAGTACAGTTAGCTGCAATATCAGGTGCGTCTGCAGCTTTAGTAGTAATTAAAGAGTTTGCTAAAAAACAATTAGTTAAACCTGTTAAGAAAGTGAGTAAATAATGCCTGGACATTATCATAACAAACAC